TAATTAAATAAGAATATATTTGTAATGTATAAGTAAAATCATATTCTTTATTTAAATTTTTATAAAATTTTTTTATTTTATTTTCTAAATAATTTAATAAATAAAAATAATTTTCTACAATATATATATAAAAATCTTTAATATTATTATCTAAAGTATAATAGTTTTTATAAATATAATGTAATTTATCTTTATCGTGAACATTTAGTATTTCTTCTAACTTTATATTTTTTAATAAAGATAAATAAATATATTCAAAATTTTCATTTATATTATTATATTCATTAAATCTTTTTTCATTATATTTTAAAAAATTATATATATCAAGATTATGATTAGTTATAAAAGCAGATTCACTTTGTATTATATCTTTATCTTTATTATTATTACTTTTCATTACTTTATTATTTATATAAGTACAATTTATAATTGCTTCTTTAATTTTAAATCCATAACCAATATATGCTATCATATTTATTAAATTTTGATTACTTATTTTTTGATTAGAATCAATATATTTCATAAAATAATTTACATATAATTTATTACTTATTTCTATAAAATAATCATATTCTCCATTCTCATTTAATTTATAAATGTAAAATCCTTTGTCAGTTTTTATTTGAAAATATTTAGAATAAACATCTAAACTATCATAATAATCACAATAAAATAAAATTTTTTTTTTATTAATTAATAAATAAAATTTATTATGTTTATTTATATTTTCATAAAAATTACTAATTGTTTGACCTAATGTATTTCCTTTTAGTTTATTTTTAAGAAAATCAAATATTGGTATTTTTTCTTCTATACTTTTAAATAACTTACTACTATATAATGATCCGATATATTCAAATTCATATCTTTTTAATATTTTTTTCTTAGCACTATCTTTAGTATGATGATAATTAACATTACTATCTTTATTTATTAATTTTAATTTAGCTAGTGGTGGTAATATTATTTCTTCTTCATCATCAAATAAAGATAAAGTTTCTACACATAAAAAACCCTTAACATTTTCTTTAAAAATAATTTTCATCATAATATAACCAAATTTCTCACTATCAATATCATAAAATTGATTTCTTGTTGTACTTAAAAAACCATTATCTTGATATATATCACCTATATTCAAATTCTTCAGAAAAAAATCATCATCTATAAATCTATAAACTAATTTTTCAGATTTTAATCTTGGTGCATTTAATATTAATTTCCACATTTTTTTTATTAATATTTCTAATAAATTATCTTTTATTTTATTCTTATTATCTCTTAAATAAGAATTAATATAATAAGAACCTGTAAATGTATAAAATTGAATTAAACTTTTACAATTATTATTATATATATAATATAAATGATCTATTAAAACATTAGAATTAAAATCATTTTTAATTATTTTATTATATAATATTTTTAATTTATTTTTATCATAATAGGTATCATCAGGACTTATATCACCAAAATTTAAACCCATATTTATTATTTCACTTCTTGTATAATAAGCTTTTGAATTAAATAAAAAAGGAATATATGATATTTTTTCAAATGTTGTTAATTCTTTACCCACTTCTTTAGATCCATAATAAATCATTTTTATATAACTATTTTCTAATAATTTATAATCAAAATAATTTAAAAATATATTAGTATTTTTTAGCTTTGTATAATATATTTCTTGTGTATCAGTTAATTTTTTATTTTTGTATTTTTTAACTTCATCTTTTATATTATTTATAATAAATTCATCAGGAAATCTATAATTCTCTTTTTTTATTTTATAAAAAACATCTTCTTTTTTAACTATTCTAATATCTCTAATATTAATATTATATAATGGTATATTATCTTCTAATATTGATATTTTTTTTACTAATTTTTGTAAATATTGTTTATTAATATAATTATTTTCATTTAATTTTGGAAATCTAATATAATTTTTATATAAATCTACTAATATTTTATTTTCATTCCATTCATATTCTTTTAATTTTTTCTCTTTATTAGAATAAAAATATAATTTCATATACTTTATAAATATATATAATAAAATTATTTAAATATTTAAAGTAATATTTAATTTAAATATTAATAAAAAATTATGATATATATATTATTAGGCTTATACCAAATTATTAATATAATTTGTTATGGATTATTTACAACATATGATATTGAAAATGTTGGAGCTTTAACTTCTAATAATAACAGTAGTATAACTACTACAAATACCGTAAATCATTATTATCCATTTTTTCAAGATGTTCATGTAATGATTTTTATAGGTTTCGGTTTTTTAATGACTTATTTATATAGATATTCATTTTCTAGCATAGGATATAATTTTCTTCTTTCATCATTGGCAATTCAGCAAAGTATTTTAATTAATTCATTTTTTCATAACTTGCTTGATAATCACTGGGAAAAAATTAGTTTAAATATTGAATCTTTAATAACTGGTGATTTTGCTGCTGGAGCTGTAATGATTAGTTTTGGCGCATTACTTGGTAAAGCATCTATTTTACAATTAGCATTAATGTTGCCATTAGAATTAATATTTTATGCATTAAATGAAGCGATTGGTGTATTAAAATATCAGGCAGTAGATATGGGTGGTTCAATGTATGTTCATACATTTGGTGCTTTTTTTGGTTTAGCAGTTTCTTATATAATAACAGATAAAAAGAAAATAGAAGATTCTAAACATAACTTTTTTTCAAAAAAAGAATCTGATTTATTTGCTATGATTGGAACATTATTCTTATGGGTATTTTGGCCTAGTTTTAATGGAGCTTTAGCAGTTGGTAATTCACAACATAGAGTAGTTATTAATACTGTATTATCATTAACAAATAGTTGTATATCTGCTTTTATTTTTTCTAAAATTATGAGAAAAAATTTTGATATGGTTGATATTCAAAATGCCACATTAGCAGGAGGTGTTGCTGTAGGATCTTCTGCTGATTTAGTTATTGGACCATATGCTTCATTAATTGTAGGTTCTATAGCAGGTATAGTAAGTGTAATTGGTTATACAAAAATAACACCTTATTTAGAAAAAAAATTAAATATTCATGATACATGTGGAGTAAATAATCTTCACGGGATTCCAGGAATTATAGGTGGCTTAACTGGAGCTATCAGTTCAGTATTAGCATCTGATGAAGTATATGGAGATTCTATAATAGTTATATTTGCTGCTCGTGATCATAGAAGTAGTCGTGATCAAGGAGTTTTTCAGCTATTAGCCTTAATTACAACATTAGGTATATCAATTATTGGTGGATTAATTACAGGAAAAATTTGTTCTTTTTTTGAAAATTATAATAAAAAATATTCAGATGATTTAGAAGAATGGGATATTGATAATTTTAATGAAAATTTAGAAAATGTTTAAGAAATTTTGGTTGCTAAATTAAAACTATTATTATTTAAAACTAAAGAATTTTCTATATAAAAACCTTTTTTAGGATAACTTTTTAAAATATTTAATGAACTGTTTCTATGTATTTTTGTTATTGTTACTTTTTTTGGAAATTTATTTCTATAAATATTTTGAGAAACATGTTCTATTATTTTTGAATTATAACCTTGATATAAACAATATATTATTTTTTCTATATTGTCTGTTATTTCTTTTTTATCCTTACTATTTACTATTTCAATATGATCACTTGTTTTTTCAGAATCTCTAATTATAACTTTATACATGTCTTTAACTTTTTTTAAATTTTTACAATTTACATAATTTTCTTTACACCATTCATCAATATTTTTATTTTCATCAGCATTTACATCATAAAATGCTTTATATAATTTTAAAAAACTAATTAAATCCCCATTTGAAGAATAAAATTTTTTATGAATATTAGTTACTTTATTTTTTAAATCATTATTATTTTTATTAAATTTTATATTATTAAAAAATTTATCCATTCTATTATCTGATATTTCTATCATAGCAGCTATAATACTAACTTCTTCTAATACATCATATTTTATACTTTTAATAATAGAGAAAGCAGAATAAGGATTTATTTTTCTAAATTTTGATATAATATATCCAGTTTTTGATAAACGATTTTCTTTATTTATAACATTTATACTTTTTAAATTATTTATTGCTGATGTAATTTGAATTTCTTTAGGTGGTTCAATTAAATCATTTAATAAATTATTTAATTTATCAATTGTTTGTATTTCTTTTAAAGATAAAAATCTTAATATATCTTCTGTTAAATCTGTTTTTCTAATATCTGGTGTTGGATAATCATTAAAATTATCATATTGTTGTTTTGTATATAAATTATAACAAACGCCTGCTTGTGTTCTACCTGCTCTACCTCGTCTTTGTCTTGCTTGTGCTTTTGAAATTCTTGTTTTATTTAATTCTCTGGTATTATTTATTGGATTATATTTTTCTTCATTTGCATAACCATTTTCTATTACATAAACTATACCTTTAACAGTTACCGATGATTCAGCAATATTTGTAGCCATTACTATTTTTCGTGTATTTACATTATTTTTATCTGATTTATATAAAAATTCATCAGTTGCTAATTTCTGATCTTGATTGGATATACCACTTGCTAAAACTATACAAAAAGGTTTTTCATTTAATATTAATTCTTTTTTAGTTTTTAATAAAGAACATATTCTTTCACCTTCTAATTTACCTGTTATAAATGCTAATATTTCACCTTTATCAGTATTATTTAAAATATTAATTATTCTTTTTACTGTTTCATCTGTTATATTCTTTATTGGTTCATTTAAAAAATATTCTTTTATTGGAAAATTTGGCACACTTCCAACATCTATCTCTTTAAATTTAATATTATCTATATTAAAATAATTTATAAATATATCTTTATTTATAGTAGCACTCATTATTATTACTTTTAAATCTGTTCTTTGTTGAACAGCTCTTTTTAATAATAATAATAATACATCTATTTGAACTCCTCTTTCATGTGCTTCGTCAATTATTATTATATTATATTCTGATAATAAAGGATCATTATTTATCATTTTAGCAACAATACTTCCATCAGTAGAAAATAGTAATTTTGTTTCTTTTGAATGTGAATTACTATCAGCTCCTCTATATTGATACCCAACTTCTTTTCCTAATTCAACATCTAAACACATAGCAGCATATTCCGCATTTTTTTTTGTTGCTAAAGTTTTAGGATTAGTTAAAATAACTTTACTGTTATAATCTAAAGTATGTAAAGCAAATTTTGGAACTAATACAGACTTACCACTACCCGTTCCTGATACAACTAAAATCACATTATTATCTTCAATAGTTTTTATTATTTCTTTCCTTTTTTTATATACTGGAAATTCAGTCCAAGGAATCGCACCAATTGGATTATCACCAGTTAAAGAAAATTTTTTATAATTATCTGAATATTTTTTATTATTTAATGGATTTATATTTTTACCTTCTGGATCTAATATTCCTTTCATATAACATAAATAAAGATAAAAATTTTATATAAATATAAATATATAAATATATATATAAACTATTAATTTTTATTATAATTAATTATAAATGATACTAAAAATTATTTATTTTTATATAATTATTTTTTTAATTTTTAATTATCTATTACATTACTCATATTTTAATTTTAATTATATAAATGATAATGTTAATAAAACCTGTTATGATATTGGTAAAAATGTAAATAGTATAAATAGTAAAGTTATACTTGGTAATAATTTTAAAAATATATCTTATAATATGATAATTGATACTGGCGCTGATTTAGTTTCTATACCTAAAAATATAGCATTAACTCTTAATATTTTTTCTAATTGTATAACTATACAGTCAATTACAGCAAATGGTATTAGAAAAGGTTGTTTAATTACTATACCTAAAATATATATTAAAGGATGTAAGCTAGAAAACATAGAAGCGGTAACAAATAATAATTTTAAAATAACCGATAGTGGATTATTGGGAATGAGTTTTTTAAATAATTTTGATTTACATTTTTATAAATTAAATAAAGCTGTTATTTGTTGTTGAATATATTAAATATTATATATATATATAATATATGGAAATTGATTATAGAAATAAATATTTAAAGTACAAGTATAAATATTTAATATTAAAAGGAGGTGATAAAAAATATATATTAGGTAAAAAATTTAAAGATTGTACCAAAATAGATATAAATGAATATTTTGAAAAATATAAAAATGAAACTCTACTAATATTAGGGAGAAAACCAATGTATGACGAAAACTTTATATATGGTAAAGAAGTAGATGCTGATAACATAGTAGATGTATTATATACTAAAGATACATACGATTGTATTAATGAAGATCTTCATAAAGCAAAAGATCTTTCTAATAGCAAAGCAGAAGGTATTATTTATAGTGATCGTGGACAATATTCATATAATGAAGAATATCCAGGTATGTGTGGATATATGGTTTTTTCTGCTATAAATAATTTTTTTTTAAATAAAAATTATGTTAATAAAGTTCAATTAAATGATATTATAGAATATGGGTATGAACTATTTAACAAATATGAATTGCTTTATGGTAAACAAATTAATCTAGATGAATCTGATATTATTTTAAATAATTTTAATAATAATTTTACTTTTGAATATCCTATTATGCCAAAAGCATTTGGAGGAACTAATTTACTACAGTTTGATGATTTTGAAAAAATAGTAATAGATAATATAAATAGTAATATGTACATATTTACTTTATTTAATATGATGTATAGTTTAATTATAATATATAATAAAAATTTTTATTATTTTAATTCACACACTATTACATCAAATTATTCAAATCAAATATTAAAATCATTCTCTAAATATATATTGAATGATGAAGAAAATAAAAGATCAATTATTTCTAAATTTAATGAAATTGATAATTTTATTGAATTTATTAAAATATTTTTATTTATAGAAGATATTGATCTTAATTCACAGAATGACCAACAATATCAAATAGAATATGGAATTTTTAGAGAAAAAAAATAATAAAAACTATTTATTTCCCAAATCTTCTATTTCTTTTAAAAAAATCTTCAACTAATAAATCTATATCGGTTAATTCAATATCCGGCCATAATTTTTCACTAAAAAATAATTCTGAATAAAGTATTTTAGTCGGAAAAAATCCTGAAATTCTTTTTTCTTTACCACTTCTAAATAATAAATCAATATTACTTTGTTCTCTATTATAATTTTTGTTATCATTTTTTCCATAATTAATTAAATCTTTAGTATAATCATATACTAAAGCTATATTAACAACAAAATTACCATCTTTTGTTTTTATTATTAATTCATTTAAAATATCTTGAATATCTTTTGGTAAAATTTCTATATCACCAATAATATTAACTTTAATATCTTTACAAAAATTATTAAATATTTTTAAAATATTTTTACTAAATATTTTACTTCTATCTGGAAATTTTATATATAAATTTCTTATTAAATTAAATATTAGTTCTTTAGTCCCATCATTTCTTTCTATATTATCAATTGAACATATATATATACTTAATTCTGATATTCTTTTTAAATTTTCAAGTTTATTAATATTTTTAATCTTATTTATATTGCTTATTATCTTATTTATTATAAATTCTTGAAATTTAATAATATTCATATTTTTTAATCTATACCATCTTCTATTACCGTCTGGGATAATACCAATATGAACCATAATATATATATATATATATATATATACATTATCATATTTTAACATATTTATATTTTAACATATTTATATTTTAACATTGTAAAAATATTTTTTAATAATTCTATATTATTATTAACTTTATCAGTTATATTA